GCTGTACCAAGGAGAAGTGTTTGCTGCGCAGGAGGTGCAGGACGCCTTCCTGCAAAATCTCATTGACGGTGCTATCGTCGGCGGTATTACACTGGAAGAGTATGAAACCATGCTGACGGAAACGTTTAGCGGGTACGAAAACGGCGCGCAGATCGTGGCGGACCTTATGGCCCAGGTGGCGGCAGCCACCCAGGAAGCGGCCACAGCAACCGGCGATCTCGGCGCCGGCATGATGACGACCGAGGAACAGACCCTGGCGCTGCAGACGGCCATGGACGGCGCCAAAGCGAAGATGGACGCACTGGCGGAAGCCTATACTCAGGTTTACGACAGCGCTCTGGCAAGTATCAACGGGCAGCTGAAGCTCTTTGAAGAAATGCAGAAGCCCGAAAAAACCCTGTCTGCGGACCAGATGCTTGAAACCCTCAACCAGCAATCGGCCTACCTTGAAAGTTACACAGCCAACATTCAAAAGGCTACGGACCTGGGTGTGGCGCCGGAGCTGGTCAAACAACTGTCAGATGGCAGCGTTGAAAGCGCGGCGCATCTGGAAACCATTATCAATTCCGGCAATGAGAAGATTGCCGAGCTGAACGCCGCGTTTGGCAAGGTGTCGGAGGGCAAGGAAACATTTGCCGGCACCCTGGCGGAGATCCAGACTAACTTCACCGCCACCATGACAGAAATCCAGACCCAGCTGGCAGCAGATATCACTGCCATGAACCTGAGCTCTGAGGCAGCCGCCAGCGGCAGCGCCACGGTGCAGGGCTTCATTGACGGCGCCAAGAGCATGCAGGGGGCTGTTACGGCAGCCTATGCCGCCATTGCGGATGCGGCGGCCGCTGCCCTGAAGATTGAGCTGGATATCGAAAGCCCGTCAAAGGTTACCACGGAGATAGGGAAATACACCGGGATGGGGCTGATCGAAGGGGCAGTGTCCCAGCAAGCAGGCTTTAGCCGGGCCATGCACGACCTGGCCCGCGCAGGCGTGGACGCCTATCAGAGCACCGGGCTGCTGGACGCGCTGGGGCCTGGGGCTTTTGAACAGAACGGGACGATCTATGTGCAGACGCAGCAGAGCGCCCTGGCCGCGAGACCCGCAGCGCCAGCCGGCAGCACAGTAAGCCTGCAGGTGTCGCCCGTTTACAACATTACTGGGAACACCAGGCCGGACGCCATCCGCAGCACGCTCCAGCAGCATGACAGCGACCTGCGCGCCATGGTGCTGGATATCGTGGCTGAAGCGGGAATTGACGAGCAAAGGAGGCGCTACGATGCCTAAGGCCTACCTCACGCAGCAGGGCGATAAATGGGACCTGATCGCCTGGCAGCAGACGGGAGAGACGCGCCACATGAACAAGCTGATGGCGGCCAACACACAATTCCTGGACTACTACATTTTCCCGGCAGGCGTCGAGCTGACGATCCCGGACATCGACATGGAGCAGGCTGCCCTGAGCAGTCTGCCGCCCTGGCGGCAGGTGGTGTAAATGTCAGCGAGACGCAGCCGGATCCAGATCGCCATTGAGGGGACCGACATCAGCGAGTCGATCAACCAGGACCTGATCAGCCTGCGCTACACCGATTCGGAAGAAGACGAGGCGGACGATTTACAGATTGCCCTGAACGACCGGGAAGGCCGCTGGATGAATGCCTGGCTGGACGATGCGCTTATCGCGCAGCTGAACACAGATATCCAAAAGACTAAGGGCCTGGCCATTACCGCCAGCATCCTGTGCAGCGACTGGACCCGGCCGGGCGAAACCATGAAGCTGGACTGCGGCAAGTTCGAGCTTGACAGCATCAGCGCATCAGGCCCTCCGGCTACAATTACCCTCAAAGCAAACTCGCTGTCTGATAAAAGCGGCATTAAAAGTACCAAGCGCTCCAAATCCTGGGAGCACTACAAGCTGTCCGGCGTGGGCAAGGAGATTGCCACACGCGCCGGGATCGGCTTCATTTTTGATTCAGGCTACGACCCAAGCTTTCCGCAAAAGGAGCAAAACGACCAGACAGACATCGCCTTCCTCAAGCGCCTGTGCAATGACGCGGGGTGTTCTCTCAAGATATCCCACGGCAGGATCATCATCTTTGACCAATCCAAATATGATAACCACTCGCCTGTCGCTACCCTTACCAAAGGTGACGGCAGCTATACGCGCTACGACCTGCGCAGCTCCCAGAGCGACACCAAATACACCAACTGCATCGTGCGCTATCTCAACCCGACGACCGGGAAACTTATCGAGGGGGAAGCGCGGGCAGACGATTACAAAGAAGAAGGCGACCATCGGGCCCTGGTGGTGACGAGCCAGCGGGTATCCAGCGCCGGGGAAGCGCAGACGCTGGCGGACAAGCTGCTGCGCATGAAAAACAAGTTTGAGAAATCAGGCCGCTTCACCAGCGCCGGCAACCCGTCTTTGGTGGCCAGCGAGGTCCTGCAGCTGGCGGGATGGGGCGCGTTCAACGGACGCTATGTCATCAAACGCACGATGCACAGTGTTTCCAGCGGTGGCTATACGACCAACTTCGAGCTGCGCAACGTACTCTAAAGGAGGCCCTATGGACGACAGGAACTTGGTGCGCGTGGGCATCGTCTCGTCTGTCAACGCGACAGCCCGGAAGGTGCGCGTGTACTATCCGCAGCTTGACAAGCTGGTGTCTGATTGGATCTCGGTGCTGCAGCAGCCGCTGTCTGTCAGCACAGGCACAACGAATGATCATAAGCACAGCGTGAACATTACCGGCTGGATGCCAAAAGTCAATGACCGCGTTCTGGTGCTCTACGCCCAGGGCTTCAGTTCAGACGGTTATGTATTGGGGGTGATCCCATGATGATTGGCAGCCTGGGGGATATCCCTTTTTATGTGGCAGCAGATGAAAGCGCGCTGCTGTCAGGCCTTTCCTGGAGCTCTGGCGCGCGCTATGCCGAGCACACCCGGCACGGTGAGACGGATATGCTGGAGTATGTCGGGAACAACCCGGACCAGATCAGCTTTGACATTAAGCTCAGCGCTTTCCTGGGCGTCAATCCCTCCCGCGTGCTGGAGCGGCTGCGTACTATACACAAAGAGCATAAGGCCGTGAAGTTTGCACTGGGCACCCTGCCCATCCCCGGCCATTGGGTGCTCAGTGACATGGACGTCAGCCTGGAGCACTTCCACAAAGACGGCACGCTGCTGTCGGCGGACGTGCAGGTGAAGCTCCAGGAATACGTCCCGGCCGTTTCGCTTCCCGTCATTACATCGCGCATCAGCTTTGTCGACCGTCTGGCCAGCAGTGTTGTGGTACAGCCGGCTCCCGTTGCCTCTCCCAGCCGGAAGCCAGTGGTCCCGGCAACCACAAAAGCGGTCAGCATCAGCCCCATACCGACGACTAAACCAAAAGTAACCGCCGCGGGCATCGATACCATGAAAAACATCGTGAAAAAGGTGGCGCCTTATGTTGCTGCGGTTACAGATCGGGTGGTAACCGTGGCCAAGAGGGTAGTCGGCGACCTGGGGATCGTGCCGGCGATCAAGGAAGCGTTCACGAAGGCGCTTGTGCCTGAAGTGAAGAAAGCCCCAGCAAAGCCTATGGTGGTCAAGAAATCTCCAACGAACAGCAGCATAAAGAACATGATCAATTAAGTGAGGTGAAACATGCGATTTCGGATTGAACTGGAGGAGCCGCAGAAATTGCAGTTTTTTCATACCAGCTGGCTTGCCAAAACAGTGGAGGAGGTCCGCCTTGTGCTGAGCACTGCGATCGGATCCGTTCCGGGTAACCGGGACTACGGCATCGACATGAGCTACATGCACTTGCCTGGCGACGCCGCCAAGAGCGCCTATGCCAGCGCAGCTGCCGACGCCATCGAGAAATTTGTGCCCGGCCTGCGCGTCAATCGCGTAGACTTCGACAGCAATGCCGAAGTGACTGAGAACCTAAAGCCGACAATAGAGGTGACCAGCTATGAGTAGGATCAGTGAACCCCATGAGTTTGTCAACACAGACCCGGAAGCGATTGAGACAGCTTTGATCTCGGTGTATGAGTCCATTACCGAGGACAGCGTGACTCCATCCAGCCCCATCAGGCTCTTTATCAGCTGGATCACCGACGCCTTGGCACAGGTTATGGCCATGATCAATCATGCGGCCAATCAGAACATCCCCAGCCAGGCGGTGGGCGAGAACCTGGACGCGCTGGGCGAGCTGTACTTCGGCAAGGCGCGCCCGCAGGCCGTCCCAGCAGGGGTCACGATTCGATTCACTATTTCAGAGGCCCAGGCCTTCCAGGTGCTGGTGCCAAAGGGCACGCGCGTGGCGGTGTCCAGCGACAACCTCATCTTTGAGACCGAGGAGGACGCCTATGTGGCCATCGGGGCCACAACGGTCGACGTGCACGCGGTCTGCCAGACGACGGGCGAGCTCGGTAACGCCTATCTGCCCGGGCAGCTCAGCGAGCTGGTCGACCCCTTCCCCTACTACCTCAGCTGCGTGAACACGACCACCAGCGATGGCGGCACGGACGCGGCCACGGACGATGAATACTATGCGCTGATGGTGGCCAGCCAGGACGCCTACTCGACCGCCGGCGCCATCGGCTCCTACAAATACTGGGCGAGCTCCGTCTCCACAAATATACGGGATGTGGTGGTGAATACGCCAAACCCGGGAGAGGTGAAGCTGTTTGTCCTCATGGACGATGGCACTCCGGCAGGCGATGAGATCAAGACTGCCGTTTTTGCAGCCTGCAACGCCGATGAGGTGCGGCCGCTGACTGACCAGGTGCAGGTGCTGGACCCGGCGGAAGTGAGCTATGATATCGCGCTGACCTACTACATCAGCAGGGACGCCTCGCAAAGCGGCAGCGACATCCAGGCGGCTGTCG